TGTGCGCAGCGCCTGGCCAACCTCCGCGCCAGCCTGCTCAGCCGCAGCCCCGGTCAGACCGAGCTGCCGGTCCATCTTGTCGACAGCCTGGGTCATATCGAAGCCCTCGGCAATCGCCGCGCCAATCGACCCGACACCAGCGGCCGCGCCGGCGATCCCACCCAGCTTGCCGACAAGGCTGTCCAGCGACCCGCCAGCGTCACCCGCGGATTCCTTGATGTCCTTCATCGACGCGGAGACCTCGATACCGGACCCCTGCGCCTGCTGCTGCGCCTTGTCCAGACGCTTCTGAGCATCAGCGAGGTTCTCCGTCGCGGTCTCCGCAGCCTTGTCCGCACGTGCCTGATCCCGGCGAGCCTTCTCAAGCCGACCGGTCGCGTTCGCGATCTCGGACGCCTTCGCATCCGACTTGTCCAGCACCTCGGACAGCTTCAGCTCTGCGAGCTTCGTCTTGTCCGCCGCATCAGCAGCACGGTCGCGGGCCCGGACCTGCTGATCCGATGCCTTCTCCACAGCACTGGCGGCCTTCTTCGCCGATGCTGCGACACCCTTCTCGATCCCGTCGCCGGCATCCTTACCGGCCTTCTTCGCAGGTCCGACGAGTTGCTTGTTCAGCTCCTTCGTCGCACCAGCCATCGAAACGGTGACGGGGATGATGCCCCATCCGGATGCCTCAGCCATGAGTTCATTCCTCCTTCGGGATCGACAGGCCCATGAGGAACTTCACAGCGTCCTCTTGGTCCTCTTCCTCGACATGACCGGTGCGCTTCACCGTGTCGTCCTCCCACGGGACCTTCGGCTGCTTCACTTCCTTCGGCTTCTTCTGCACGCCTTGTGCGGCGAGCATGGATTCGATGCGCCGAAGCCAGAAGATGGTGGACCATTGCAGGGAGTGCTCAGTGGTCCACAGGTGGTTGCCGTTCATGGCGCGGTGGAGTGCAGAGTCCTCCGGCAGTCCGTTAATGAGCGCCATGAGTCGGCGGGTGGTGATGTCGCCGCGCCAGTAGTCGGCGACGGGGTCGCCGCCGTAGTGGGCGGTTAGCGCCGCTTCGCAGGCTTCCGGGTGTTCCGCGAGGACACGCGGGTAGGGTTCCGCTGGACCTTCTCAGCGTGCTTCTTGATCGCTTCCTGCAGGATGTCGAGGGGGTCGATGTCACCGAAGGTGGCGATGTGGGTGGTGAAGTCCTCTGCCTCGTCGGGGAGGAACAGGGCGATCATCTCTTCGCGCAGGGTGTCCGCGCTGATGAGGTTGGCGCGAGCATCGTCCTGGAGTTCGGAGAGATGGTTCTTCCAGTCGAGGGGGGCGAGTTCCTGCGCGATGGCGTGGAACTCCTTGCCGCCGACGGTGAAGGGGAACAGGGTGCCGTTGTCGATCTTGAGGGCTTCGGCGCGCTGCTCGAGCATGGAGGTGAGGTCGATGTCGTTGGACATGGCAGGTCCTTTCATAGGAAGTGCCCCCGGTCACCGGTTGGTGCGGGGGCGTGAGGAATGGGGTGGCAGGTCGGTTGTGCAGAGTGCTGGGTGGGGCCGGGCGACCTGCCAGGATTCCCGGCCCCGCGTTCCTATCCGGCAGCCGCGGCGATCTGCGCCGCGACGTAGTCGGAGATGTCCTTCGCGCTGAATGCACGGACGGTGGTGTCGGTACCGGCGTCGAGCTGGGCTCGGGTACCGGCCGGGGTCGCGGCGGGAATCGAGGTATTACCAGCGAGGGCGTCACCAGCACCGGTGCCGACCTTGACGTTCGACGTGCCGGCACCGATCGCGGTCCGTGCCGCAGCGGCGTCAGCGGCCTTGATCACGGACTTGCCTACCGCGGTGGCACCAGACAGGGTGTCGGCGGTCGGGGTGGCCGGGACAGACGGGATATCCGATCGGTCAGCCTTGTCATTGAGCTCGGTGCCGAGCTCATTCATCTGCTCAGCGGTCAGCTTGTCGCCAGAGGCGAAATCAGTCTTTGCCACAGTGTGGCTCCTTTCAGTCAGTGCCCCTGTTCAGGAAATGGCGAACGGGAGGGACGTTTCCCCCAGACGCCCCTCTAGGGGTTTTCCGGGTCGGTTCCGCCGGCGTTGACATCGGTGGACCAGTCGCCCAGCGACTTCGCAGAACCGCCCACCAGGGTGGAACCAGCGGTGCCCGGCTTCCAGCCCTCCTTGAACTCTCGGGCAATCGCGTACCCGGCCGTAGCGTCGAAGTTGGCCTTGAACGTCAGCTCGTAGCCCACCAGGTCAGTGTTCGTGTAGGTGAGATCACCGCGCTCCGTGATGGAGCACGCCGGCATCAGGTACCGTCGCGCCTTCTTACCGTCGAGGACAGTGACGGTCAGGCAGAAGCGGAAGTCCTCCGGAAGCTCCGCACCGGTCTCGAAGCGGGTGACGCCAGAATCCTCGTCGTAGGTCATGTCCTCCTCGGCGACGCCGTAGTACAGGGCGTTCGCCAGGCCACCGACGGACCACAGGGTGGCCGTGAAGGTAGCCTCCTCCGACGTGACCTGACCGCGCTGCGGGCTCGTAGCCTGCCACGGCTTCCAGTCCGACCGCTCCTGGTTCAGCGACTCGCTGATACCAGCGTCAGAAAGCCACCCGAGATCCACCATCGGCGCCTTCGGCTCCGCCATGTTCACCGGCAGCTCAGTACCGTACGGGCCGTAGTGCAGGGCGCCCGTGACGCCGAGGGTGATCAGCGCGGTCTCGTAGTTCGCCGCGGTCAGATCGATTTCAAGATCAGCCATGATTCCTCCTTCAGGAATGCGAAAACCCCGACGTGAAAAACCACGACGGGGCAAGAATTTTGTGTAGAAGGTCAGCGGCGCGGTGTAGACACCACGACCGTGACCGAAGCGACCCATCCACCGAGGGACGAATCACGGGCCAGAGCAAGCCCACCGGCCGGGGACACGAGGACACCAGGCGGGCGACGAGGATCGATCAGCCACTCATCAGCCGATGCTGCGAGCTCACGAGCCACAGGCTCCGACTCGCCGTAAGCAACGACACGGACAACCTCACGATCCCACGCAGGATGACGAGCATCAGACCCATCCGACACGACAGTCACCACCGGACCATCCCGAGGCGTCCACCCAGACGGCAACTCCGACCGCACCGGGCACGACAGCACCCCACGGAGACCACCACGGATCAACCGGGGAGCATCCTGCTGCTGCAGCATGGTCACCCCTTCCCGTAGCGGTGAACCGTCGCGCCCTTCGACCGGGCCGCCTTAGACAACAGCCCGTCGCGGACCTCAATCGCCGCACCATTCGGATGCTTCAGAGCCACAAGAACCACCGGACGTCCATTGCGGTCATACTTCAACCGAGAATCAGCCTCGTATCCACCGCCGACCGCCCCAGCGATCTCATTGCCCTTCTTCTCGAGCTGCGGCCCGAGCTCCTTCATCGCCCGCTTGTAAAAGGCGGGCTTGAACCCGAATCGCGGCCCCTTGCCTTTCCCTGCCATTAGCCCTCACCCCTCTCACAGACGAACACCGTGGAAGGGTGGTGACGCGCCAGGCGCGGCCGCCGGAACGCCGCGTAGTCATGCGGCGGCTCCACGACACGGAACACCCTGCCACGGATCACCACCTCAGACTCCGCAGACACCGCCGTGCCAGACGGGGCGAACACCCGCAACTGCTCAGCCGTCCCCTCCCGATCCACGCCCACATCCTGATCCAGGACCAAGGGCTGCACACGGCAAGTCACCGTCACTGACCCCGTGCCGGGGATCAGATCACCATCATCATCGACCCGCGGTCGATCACGGATCTCCACCGGTTCGAACGCCTCATTCATCGAAGCCTCCGCTCCGGCCACCGCCACGGCGCCGGGAACGACCCGGACGCCAGCGCAGTGACCGGCAGCCCGAGCTCGTCCCTGTGTGCCGCAGTGAGAATCAGACGGCCAAAGCCAGTGACCTTCAGCGTGTCCGAGGAGTACGCCTCCGAATCGGACTCGGCACCGGTTGTAGACGACACGGACGACTTGCCGACAGACGGGCCGATCAGCACCGCCGCGGCGACCATGTCCCGGATCACCCGCTTGGCGGCATGATCCAGCCACGGTGACGCAGCAGCCTCAGCATCGAAGTCACGGCCCACACGGGCGAACGCGTCCCGGACGATCTCCTCAGCATCACCGAGAAGAACCTCCACCCGGCCCGCATCATCCGGCGACAGGGCGACCGGAAGGCGCGAAGCTAGGTCATCAAGCGTGACGAGCATGGCAGCCTCCTATCGGGTTGCGGCGATGATCTCCTGCTTCGACAAGCCCTTCGGATCGATGCCGAGAGCCACCGCATACGAGCGCCACATGTCCACCGACGCGGCACGGGCCGGGCGCTTCACCTCAGGCTCCACGTCGGAAGCCGGCTCAGGGGCAGCATGCTTCGGCTCCACCGCATCCGGAGCCGCAGCAGGGGCAGGATGGAGCTCACCGTCAACGGCAATGCCGCGGCGGAGCAGCCAATCACGCTTCGGGTGGTCCTCGGGGATCTGGTCACCGGGCCGGTACCAGATCGTCCGACCGCCTTCGCCGGCGCTTGGCCAGGACACGCGGGCCGTCAGGCTCACGGCTCCACCCCGGTCAGCTTCACGACGGCCAGGGGGTTGTCCACGGCGATGATCCGGTGCCGGAAAGCATCGGTGCGCCAGGACTGATTCGGGCCGCCGTAGGTCTGCTCCCCACCCTCGGAGTACAGGGGGGTGAGGGTGAGAGGCTGCGCCTCGGAGACGAAGCCGGCGGTGCCGGACTCCATGACGTACACCTCACCCTCCGGGATCCACGGGCTGGTGACGATCTGCAGGCCCGCGAGACGGTCGGCGGACACGCCGGTGTAGCGCGGGTTCTGGTCGGCTACGTTGCCGCGGTAGAGCTTCTGGGTGGACTCCGAGAACATCGCCAGGTCGAGGGTCGCCTCGTTGAGGACGATGATGTCCGGCTTGTAGCCCATCAGCGCGTTCTCGTCGTCCGGGGACTTGGCCAGGGAGATCAGGCGCTTGGCTCGGAGAATGTCGCGCACCGGGTCAGCGTTGGCGTCTTCCCAGTCGGATGCGACGGCGAGCTGCTGGACACCGGACTTGTCGAACGCGTCGAGGGCTGCCTCGACACCGTTGCGGACCATGGTGTTCTGCAGCGCGGTGGTCTGCAGGGACAGCATGTCGATCTTGTTGAAGCGGCGCATCTCCCAGGAAATGCGGACCGCCAGAGCGGTCTTGACTCCGATGATCTTCTGCAGCTTGCCGCGGTTGAGGTCGGAGACCGGGATCTCCGCGAACTCGGCGACGTTCTCCGCGTTGTCGTTGAGGTACGGGGACGCTGCCTCGCGGTAGGCGACGACGCCGTCGTTGGAACCGCCGTCGCGGAACAGTGCGGCTTCGAGGAACGCGCCGTCGAGGTTCTCGAGGATGCGCTCGGGGATGAAAGTCGGGTCCTTGATCGCCTCGTCGACGGTGATCGTGTCGCCGCCGAAGGCAGAGGTCAGGTGCTCGGCCATGATTGTCCTCCTTCATGAGGATTCGTGCGGGCATGAGAAAACCGGCTCTTCCGTTGTGGGAGGTAGGGGGTTGCCCGCGGAAAGGATTGGTAGGGGCGTCAGCCCAGGGTGAGGGGCAGGACGCCCCCTAGTCGTTTCCCTCTGCCGCTCCGGCACCGCCGAGGATGGCGGGGTGGAACAGGTGGACACGCACAAGACCTCCGTCAGTCTCGCCAGCGGCGACACCGACCTTCACCGATCCGGTCTTGGCGACCGCACCGTCAGCCGCGGCGAACACCGCATCCTCCAGGGCGAACGTGTCCTCGGTGGCGAGCTTCACCACCGACTGCTCGGTGTGGACCCGGACGATGAACGGCAGACCATGGGTCGTGTCGTTGATATCCGGGTCGGTCTTCGGCTCGGCGGACTCGGTGACCGCACCGTACGGGAAGGTGGCGGCATCATTGTGCTCGACCTTCCCGTCGACGGTCTTGACGAGGTGGAACTTGACGACCGGCTTACCTGCCTCGCGGGTCAGGTTGCCGGAAGAGAAAGTGGGATTGGACATACTGTCCTCCGTTTCTGTGTTGTGATCCGGGGGTTAGACCCGGGGCTTCGGGAAGAGGTTGGACCGTGCGGCACGGGACCGAAGGTCAGTGGACACGGATTCCTCGGCGGTCTCAGGATCACGACCGTGGCCGATCTCCCGGACCGGGATGAGGTTCTTCGGTACCTGCCGGTAGTCGGCGAGAACCTGCGGGTTCTTCCGGGCCGCGTCGATGATCTTCTGACGATTCGCGGCGACAGCCTGACCGTCACGGATGAACCCATCGACCTCTGCGACCAGGGCGGAATCTTCCGCCTGCTCCTTCGCAGCCCACCCGTACTTCGCGGCGACCTGCAGAGCAGCGAGAGTGTCGGCGGGGACGGTGACCATCTCCGGTCCGGCAGGTGCCGTAGCGGGATCAGTGGTGGGAGACTCCTCGCCGTCACCGGAAGCGGACTTCACGGTGATGGTGACAGGCAGCTCCACCGGCTCATCATTGCCAGTGACAGTGACGGTCACGGTGACCTCCTCGTCAGGCTCCGCACCAGCGGGGGCGGTGACAGTGAGGACACCCGTGGCCTCCTCCACCTCAGCCGACCAACCCTCAGGCGCTTCACCCACGGCGAAGACCAGGCCCGGAGGGGTCGGCTCACCACCACTCGGCTCGACGGTCACCGAACCGGTCGGGACCACGGTGGTGCCCTCTGGGTAGGTGATGTCGATGGTTGAGGTCAGAGTGACCTCCTCGTTCAGGAAGCGACCGAGAGCCGCCTTCATCTTGTTCTCGTCCTGACCCATCTCACGGGCCAGGTCAGCGAGTGCACTCACGTGCAGCTCCTTTCGCTCATGCCCCGGAGGGCTGGTTGTGTCGGGTGCCGGGGCAGCCCGGCGACCCTGATAGCGGAACTTCGCGGCGACCCGAGTCCGGGACAGTGCCGACACCGGAACGCGGTCAGACTCGGCCGGCCGTCCGTCCTCCACCGCGTCAGCGAGACCAGCGTCCACCGCCTCCTGTGCGGAGAACCACGTCTCGGCCTTCATCCGATCCCGCCACTCGGCGGCATCACCACCGGCACGGTCGGCGTAGATCGACGCGAGATTGTCGGAGATCCGTTCCAGGTCCGTGATCGCCGCGAGCATCTCCGCAGCGTTCCCGCCAACGAAGCTCATAGCGTCATGGATCATGATCTCCGCGGTCGGGCGGACGACCACCCGGTCAGCGCCGCCGACGACGATGAACGACGCGGCCGAAGCGGCCAGGCCCTCCACCACCGCAGTGACGGTTCCTTGGTGCGCCCGCAGCGCGTTCATGATCGCCAGACCGTCGTAGACATCGCCACCAGGCGAGTTAACGCGGACCAGGAGATCACCCTCAGCGTCCTGCACCTGCCGGACCATGTCCGACGCAGTGCACTCCCACCCGATCTCGCCGTACAGCAGAACCTCACTCACGAGGCACCACCTCCTCCCCCGGCGGTTCGCCGGGATCATCCTCAAGCAGCTTGTCCAGACCGGTGATCTTCGCCGCGTCCTCCGCAGACATGCCGGACTCGATCAGTGTCTTCTGCGCCGCAGCGAGCTTCGACAGCTGCTCAGGGTCCGCGCTCTTCGCCTGCTCGTCCTTCGGCAGGGCATCACCGGCGTCGACGGCTTCCTTGAACGGTCGCTTCGCCGGCAACGAGGACACACGACGCACATGCTCCTCGAGAGGCTTGTCCATCTGAATGACCTTCTTGTCCACCAGCGTCGCCAGGACATCCATCGCCAACTCCTTCTTCGAGGCGATGGGGTCCACGACGATGCGCGGGCACACCCCGGACCAGTCCGGGAATGCGAGGTCCACGAGGTCTTCCACGATGTGCTGCGTGGCGGTGTCCGCGATCCAGTCCGCGATGGTCTGCAGCGACTGGATGAAAAGGTCCGACTGGGTCTCGGCGAGGGCGTAGGATCCGCCACCGCCGTCGAGGTTCAGGAAGTGCGCGAGCACCGCCTTCGCCATCATCGAGTCGTGATAGTTGATGGACTCCCGAGGACTGACGGCCCTTCGTCTTCCGGAGTGCGTAGCGAGTGTTAAGCCGTCGGGGTAGGGCACCGCAACATGTAGGGGCTGGGGACAGGAACGTCAAAGGATCCTGCAGTGACAGGATGAAGGTGTCTAATCACCATCCAGTCACTCCAGGATCCATGCCTCACCC